ACGGGTGGAAACAAAACCATTCGGTTCTTCCGCTTCGGTGATCCCAGCATTACTGCGATCTCCGCTCTGTCGGAAGGAACGACTCCTAGCTCCGGTGACGAGCGTGATCTCACGTTGTCTTCGGTTGAAGCCACGCTGGTACAGTACGGCTCCAAAATCATCCTCACCGATGTCGTTTTGGCCACCGAACTTTTTTCCCACTTGGCCCAAGCTACTAAACAACTTGGCGAAGATGCCGCCCTCCACGCTGACACACTCTGTCACCGCGCGTTGGTGCAGGATTCCTCGACCAGCACCGGAACTGGTGTAGCCACCAAATCGTATAACCGTTATGCTCAGAACACGACTAACGGCACGACCTGGGCTACTAGCTCCGTTGCTAACAGCGCAATGACCGCCACCGACTTGCTCGATGGTGCGACTTCGTTGTTCATTGCTCGCGCTCCCAAGATCAAGGACGGCTACGCGCTTGTCGCGCATCCTGCCGTTAGCCGTGACTTGCAGCAGGACGATGATTGGTTGAAGGTGTCGAGCTATTCGGCTCCCGACCAAATCTTCAAAGGCGAAACTGGTAAATTGTTTGGCGTTTCGGTCATCTCTTCGACCAACGTCCAGACCTTCAATACTTCCGCCTCCGGCATCGCTGAAAACAGCGTTGGAACAACTGGTGTTAACACTGGTTATGCTAACGTCCTCCTCGGTGGTGGCGCGTTTGGTGTTCCTAGCTTGTCCTCCATCGCAGCCTCTGGCTCGCCCTTCGCTCCGAAGGTCACGATCCTTGATGCCGCTGACAAGAGCGACCCGTATGGACAGCGCATCGTTGCGTCCTTCAAGACGTTCTACGCTGCCAAGCAACTCGACCCTCGGTTCTTCCGAGTCATCGTTGCGAAGTCCAACTACAGCTAATAATTAAATGGGAACCATGCTAGTAATTGGTATGGGACCTCGGAATGGCGGGGAGGGTAAAACCTCCCCGTCTTCTCCTTCATCTGAAAAACCTATGAAAAAAATGATGAAATCAGGAATGGTGATGCTTCCAGTTTCCAAGTTCGAAATGAACGATGGAAGCGAAGATGTTGCACCGGAAGTAGGTGATTCTGTTGAACTCTCTGGAACGATTGACATGATCGAAAATGGCATTGCCCACGTTAATGTGGAACACGCCATGAGCGAAAGTGAATCCAAGGACAAGTCGGAAGACATGGCCGAGGGTGAAAATTCAATGTCCGAAGAGGAAAAGATGATGAAGTTGGCCGAGGAATCGGATAAGAAGAACTATAGCTGATATGCCTGTTTACCAGTACGAGGACACCAGAAATGGGAAAGTTGTCGAACTGGAAAAGGCTGTAGCCGAAAGGGATTCTGTCCCTAGTTATCTTAAACGATTCACCGTTCCACAAAGATTGGCCCTAGTGGGGGTTGGCGAACCCCTCGACAATCCGCTGGGAGTCAATCAAACAAATTTGATGAAGGGGTACTACCGCCAGGAACAAAAGCTTGGCAGTAGATTTAAAAGTCAGTTCACGCCAGATAGCATCAAACGTGCGACTTTAAGGAGAAAAAAATATGGCGAATGAATTTGTAAGAAGCACTCGGAAGGCTAAGAACAAGGCTATCCGCTTTGACACTCAAGGCCAAACCAATGTGTTTGAAATTACGGCAGCTTCGAGCGGTGGAACAGTTAATACTGTTGCTACTTCTCCTGCTTCCTTGAACGTAACTCTCAACGGCACTTCCTACCGGATCGCACTACACACCTAATTGTATGCGACTCTTATCTCGCCTTACGCTTGGTAATGGTGGGACAATTATTGCATCGTCAGCTTCCACTAATACTGGAAGCTACGATGCGGTAACTGCTCTTACGCAATCCACAGTTACGCTCATTATCAGCGGTGCCACAAGCACGGCTACAATGGCTGCTGGTGCTACTATTTATGGTGACATTGACCAGGTCGCGCAGACAACTGCTGGCAACTTGGCAATCTACGCCCGTAAAGATTAAGGAGTCCTAAAATGGGTCGGCAATGGAATGCTATTATTGATGCCCTTAGTGGCGGTACGATGGCAATTAATGTCAACGTAGCTGACATTGAGGCATTGCTAACCACGCTACAAGCTGACGTTGCGGATGGTATTCGATTGCCAAATGCAACAACTGGAGGAACTGGACCTAGAGACTTTACATCCACTAGCTATGGAACAATTGCAACCTCGTCAACAGCTAGGCTTGGATGTACTATTTTTAACGAAGGTGCTGGCAGGCTTTACGTTACCCTTGGAACGCAAACCACATCAACAGCATCCTATACTGTAAGCGTTGGGAGTGGAGAGTATTACGAAGTCCCAATGAACTACACTGGGCTTATTGGCGGAATATTTGGTGCATCCGGAACTGCTAAAATCACCACGTTAAGCTAGGGGTAATCATGCCTCTATATTCAACAGCATGCCCACTTCCTATAAATAGGAGGATGTTTAGGCATAAGGCATCTGCACCATTCTCTCCAGCAAATTTATCTGGCCTATCCCTATGGCTCAAGGCCGATGCTGGCGTTACTCTTTCCGGATCTGATGTAGCAGCATGGGCAGATCAAAGTGGAAATGGTAAAAATTCTACATCAGAAATAAATCCAACATTTGTAAGTAATGCAAAAAATGGTAAACCAGCACTTGCTTTCGCTGGAAGTAGAATGGTTGGTCAAGGAGTATTTAGCGGATCAGCAGAAAGAACATTTTTTGTTGTTTATTATACTGATAACGAGGAAGCAAATTCCAACACAATATGCGGACAGAGCAATCTTGAAGCCAATGATACTGGAACATTTTTTATGATGCAAGCAAGAAATGATGGTCTAAATTCTAGCCCATATCTTGCCGGATATGGTGCTGACATAGCGGGACCAGCATACCAAAATAATGTATGGAAAATTGCTACTGCTGATTATGACGGAACAAATGGAAATCTTTATTCAAATGGTAATCTTGTTGGTTCTAGTGAGCTCTCACTTAACACATATAATTCTGGAAATTGTTTTATTATAGGAGCCTATTATGATTTTAATCAAGAAACTTTTCTTGAGGATTTTTATGGCAAATTATGTGAAATTATATCTTATAACAGAAAATTAAACAACACAGAACGCCAACAAGTTGAGGCGTATCTCAATACAAAATATGAAATTTATTAAAATATTTTTAGTTTGCATGATTATTTTCTCATGCTGCCCACAAAAGCAGTCCAACACCGATTTGCCACGTTATAGCGATATGGGCGCAGCCGAAGATGCGGGGAAAGTAAAATGAAATGCCTCGCCATTTGGCTGACCAATTTGAGTTTGCGTTTCTTGATGACTCGATCGGAATATGCCTGTTTCAAGGAGGCGTTAAAGTTTGCCGTGGAAAACAACAACATGGTCAAGGAGACGAAGTACATTGGCAAGGTAAAGCACCTAATGTCTGTCAATCGCTCAATCAAGCGTATCGTGGAGGACGGCAGAGATCGGGACGAAGTTGTGGACGCTGTTGTTCATTTGGCTGTGGCGTTAAAGTATCTGGAGGGCAAGGGTCGTGAGTATTGATGAAATATCTGACCTCAAGGATCGTATTGCTACCCAATCGGAGCGGCTTGCAAGGATGGAAGAGAGGCAAATGCAATTATACGCCATGGTAGAAAGGTCACTTGCTTTCCACGGGGATGTTGCTAATAGATTAGGTGCGCTAGAACACCTCCGGACGAGGCTTCTGGCTGTTGCTGGCTTGATTGGGCTAGTATGCTCAATGGCCTGGGATGTCCTTAAAAACCGCCTTTCTAACTAGGAGACTAAATGCCCACACTTGGAACACAGACGATTAGTAGTAGCTTTGGACAGCTTATCAAGACGTTTAGCACAACTGGTCTTGATGGCTCGCTTCAAGTTATTACTGATGGAGACAATACATCTTCAGCTTTATCTCTATCCACATCCGGAGTACAAAGTACAGGATCTTTCACAGTTTCAAGCAATAGTAGTCTTTTAGGGCCAGTTACATTTGGCACTAATTTTACAGCATCTACAGGAACTGCCACGATTGGAACTCTTTCAGTTAGCACAGCAACAATTGCAACAGCCACAATCAGCACTGCAACGATACCTATTCAGCTTGGAGCAATTACATTTGGATCGAATATTACAGCATCTACAGGGACTGCCACAATTGGAACTTTATTTGCATCCGGTCATGCTACCTTTGGAACAAGTTTTACGGCATCTACAGGAACAGCCACGATTGGAACTGAATCTGTCAATACATCAACCATTGGAACACTTTCGGTAACGAATACTGCAACAGTTGGCACGCTGAAGGTTGGCTCGGCTGGACCAAGACTTACTGCTGTTAGCTATGGCACGGCAGCGTTTACACTTTCTACAGTTCAACCACATAACTTAGCTGATACAACCACAGGAACATTTGCCCTAACAGGTGCTGCTCTTGGAGATATAGTTATTGGATCAATTGATTCCCTTGGATCAACAACTGGAACAACCCAGATCGTAACAAGCTTCTTTCCGATTGCATCAAATGTTGTTAGATACGTTGTGAACAGCAAAGGATCAACCGCAGGCACTGTTCCAGCAGGAACAATCTACGCAACCGCAATGAGGTTTATAGCTTAATATGTCAAACATACTTAATCGCCAACAGACGTTTTCTACAAACGGAACTGTTACAGCTGCCGCGCTTCACAATCTTATTGATTCAGCTCTTGTAAATTCTGCAATCATCAAGAATCAACAGGAGGTTACAAGCATTGGAACTGCTGATCTTCTTTTGATTGCGCCAGACAGCGTTGATGCTTCCTTGGCTCCAAGAAAAGTTTCCGTTCAAAATCTTATTGATGACAGCTTGTCAGCCGGTGTTTTTACAAGCGCAAGCTTTACTGGAACAGTCACGGCTGGAAGCGTTGTGGCTCCGGTAAATGGTAATGTAAATGGTAATGTAACTGGTAATCTTACTGGAAATGTTACTGGAAACATAAGCTCAACTCTTTCCACATTTGGGACAACCAACTCAACCGCAGCAACAATCACAAATGGAACCATACAGATCCTGACAGTAAGCACAGCTACGATTACTGGTGGAACATATTCCGGTGCGATTAATAGCACGCTTGGAACAATTGCTACTCTTAATAGCACAACCGGAACGATTGGAAACTTTTCAACCACGCTAACAGGTGATTTGACGATCAGTACTGGATCGGCAACAGTCGGAACGAGAGTTGCTGTTGTTAACACGGCACAGCAGTATAGCAGAGCGCATAACTTTGCGGCTACAGCATTGACGATTACCAGCGGAACAGTTCCCTGGGATTTATCACAGAACCAAGTTTCAACTCTTTCTGTAAACACAACCACAACAATGAATGCTCCAACGAATCCTCAAGCTGGCGCAACATACGTTCTTATTGTTACGCAGAGCGGAGGAAATAATACGCTTTCATTTAGTACGGCATACAAGTTCCCAGGAGGGACTGTTCCTGTGTTGTCAACCGGAGCATCACAAGTTGACGTTCTTTCCTTTGTAAGCAACGGAACTGTACTCTACGGAGTATCCAGCCAGAACTTCTCGTAACATCAATGCCCTGGCCTGTCCATCCAAATGGCCTGCTTGGAGGGTCTGGTTCAGATAATGATACCTACCAGATAAGCCGAAGCTTGCGGTTTAATTCGGCTGATACTGCGTATTTAAGCAGGACTCCTGCGAGTGCTGGTAATAGGAAGACTTGGACATTCAGCGCATGGATAAAACTTGGATCAACCAATCCAACAATAGCAACACCGCTTGGAACAATTTTTAGCGGATCAAATGGTGGGCCATCCTTATTTAATAGTAGCGGATTAAGAATTTGCCATGCAAACGATCCACTTGGAACCGATAGCGTTAGAATGACATCAGCAATAGTAAGAGATCCTTCTGCATGGTATCATGTCGTTTGGTGGTGTGACACAACTCAGGTTGGAACAAGGTGGAAAATTTATATAAATGGGATTGAGCAAACACTTGAAACTCCGTCTGGATACAATGGAGAACCAGCCCAAAATACTGATTTATCAATAAACTCAACAGCACAGCATTTGATTGGACAATATGCTGGGTCATATTTTGACGGCTACCTAACCGAAATTAATTTCATCGACGGACAAGCCCTAACACCATCCAGCTTTGGCGAAACCGATACAATCACAGGACGATGGAAGGCCAAGGCATACAGTGGGACGTATGGTACAAATGGGTTTTACTTGAAATTTGCAGACAACAGCGGAACGACCTCAACAACACTTGGCAAAGACTCCAGCCTAAATGGAAACAACTGGACTCCAAACAACTTCTCCGTAACAGTAGGCGCAGGCAACGACAGCCTTGTGGATAGTCCGACTAATTATGGGGCGGATAGTTACAATATCACTGTTGATAATTCAAGGGGAAATTACAATACATTTAATCCATTAAGCAATGTAACAACGGCAACATTAACGAATGGAAACCTTGATGCTGGAGCATCTGCAATTGCAATTGGATCTATTGGAATGTCATCTGGTAAATGGTATTGGGAAATTACAAGTACTGGTGGAGCAACAGCAGTTGGAATGTATGGCGTATCAGCAACATCAACAAGAAGCGTTGCGGCTGGAGTTACCGAAGGATTTAGATTTGACTCTGTAGCTGGAACTCTTGATTACACAGTAAATGGATCAACATTTACAAGTATAGCAACTGGACTTACTTCTATTCCTTATTTTATTTATGTAAGCACTGCTGCGGCCACAACTGCGAGTCTTAATTGTGGTCAAAGATTATTTTCATATACTATGCCATCTGGATACAAAGCACTCTGTACAACCAACCTAACTACTCCTATAATTAAAAAGCCTGGTAGTTATTTTGATGCTTTAATCTATACTGGAACAGGAGCATCAAACTCCATCTCCAGCCTTGGCTTCAGCCCAGATTTAGTGTGGATTAAGAGTCGCGGTGGAGCAACAAGTCATGCTATTTACGATACATCGCGAGGAGTACAGGCTCAACTTTCAAGCGACACAACTGGCGCAGAGGTAACAAGCTCAACCGGATTAACAGCATTTGGATCAAATGGATTTACAATTGGCACAAGCACACTTGTGAATACAAGTGGAACTCAATACGTCGCTTGGGCTTGGGACGAAGCACCGATATCAGGATTTGATATTGTTAGCTATCAAGGAGACGGATCTGCAGGAAGAAATATTTCACACAATCTTGGAGTAGTTCCAAAGTTTATAATCGTGAAAAACAGAGTAACGGCTGGATTCGACTTTGTTGTTTATCATGCATCCATGAACGCAACCCCTCAAAATGGGTATATGGCATTAAATGGAACATTGGGATATAGCGTAAATTCTACAATTTGGAATAATACCGCTCCGACTTCTTCTGTTTTTACAGTAGGAACAAATACAGCATTAAACAAAACAGGGGAAAATCATATTGCTTACTTATGGGCAGAAGTTGAGGGATTCAGCAAGATTGGATCGTATGTTGGGAACAGTTCTGCTGATGGTATATTCGTATGGTGCGGATTTAGGCCAAGATATATTTTGTTCAAAAATCCATCTGGAGGAACATACTGGCAGATATACGACGCAGCGAGAAATACATATAATGTTGTTAATAGTGATTTATACGCTGGAAATGCTGCCTCCGAGCAGGCCGATGCTTCACTAGATATTCTATCAAATGGATTTAAGGCCAGAAGTATTACATATATAAATGACGCAACGATAAACTTTGTGGCTTTCGCCGAGTCACCATTCAAATACGCAAGAGCTAGATAAGGAGTAACTATGTGGATCACATCCGAAAATAACATTATCCGTCAACCCGAAGGCATTCGAATTGGAGATGTCAACCATCCTGCCAGCATCTTTTGGTGCTGGAGCAAAGAGCAACTTGCTGAAGTTGGAATCAAGCCATATACTCCTGCAAGCGTATCGGAAGGTTATCGGGTTACCGGAGCCTATACCGAGGAGATTGATGGAGAAGTTTTTGAAATATTTAACCTGGAGCCTGTAAATGACTCTAACTGAAATAGCCCAATATGCAGGAGAGAAGGTCGGAAAGACTGACTCGGATACGCTTACATTCCTTCAAAAGGCTGCAAGCTTGGCATACCGGCGTGTATGGGACTTCGCACCCTGGCGTGAAACTGTCACAAATTCGACATATTCTGTTGGAACAACCCGTCTTATTACTTTGGGGACAAATGTAGAAACACCTCTTTCTGTTGCCTACAATGATGCAGAGGTTGACCCAATTGATTTGGCAACAATCGTAAGCCAAGACCCAGGATTGCTTTCTAATGATCGAACCGGAGATCCGGACACATATCACTTTACAGGTCGAAACAGCAGCGGAATTGCAGAATTGAATCTTTACCCAAGACTTGCGACATCCGGAACGATCCCGTTGAGGGTTGTGGAAAAGCTGAAATGCCTTACCCGTACAAATATCATTGTTGACTTTCCACCATCTCAAGCCGCGCTAGATGACGAACTTCGCTTGCCTCATGTGCATCACTTGGTTCTTGCCTTAACTCATGCCGATGCTTTGGAGCGTGAACGGCAGTATGCCAAGGCACAGGCTATCACGCAAACGGCAAATTCTGATCTTGCTGCTATGGCTAATTACGAATTGAGCCAGGTTGGTGGTGTGAAGCAGATCACTCCGCAGAGTCTTGGCGAGCTAACCATCGAAGAAATGTTTTCTGCCTAAAGGGGGCTTATGCCTTTATATTCGGACAACTTGGACGATGTTCTGTCGTTTGACGGAATACGCAGTTTTGTTGGCGGACAGGCCAGCGGATTGCAATCCGATCTATTGTCAGAGAACCAAGTCCAAGAATTGTACAATATGACCCTTTCACCAAAGGGTAATCTTGAGACTCGCGTAGGTGCAACAAGTTTTGCAACAGGAGCGACTAGCGCAGTAACATCCGTTGGTGGCATGCGCTACTATGAAACATCCGCAAACCAGCAATTGCTTACTGTTACTGGAGGAAGATTTTACAGCATTCAGTCTGATGGTAGCGCAACAATTCACCCGCCTTACTTGCAATGGAATACGACAGGAACGACATGGGATTCATTATCCTATCAATGGAGAGATGGGTATAGTGTTGCTGAAGATGTTGAAACATCTTTTGCTCAATTTGTCGATAAAATGTACATATCCGACTCGGATAGCGATTTACATTATTGGGATGGAACTGCTGTAACAAGGCAGGGTGGAAAGGTGAGGGCAATTACAGTAACTACTGGTGGAAGTGGATACACAAGCGCAACTGCGATTATACAAGGCCCTAGCCTAGATGGGACTATTCCAGAATTAATTACTACTGTTGCAGGAGGTGCTGTTACTGGAGTTACTGTTGTTAATGGTGGATCTGGATATTTGGGTGCGCCAAATGTTACAATTATTGGGAATGGCTCCGGAGCAACGGCTACGGCTACAGTAAGTTCTCCGCCATCCAATTTAAGGATTTTGATTAATGCTGAAAATAGATTGTTTGGTGTTGGATCTGGCGCAAATAGAAATACTCTATATGCATCCGATCTGCTCGACCCATCGGTATGGGATTCAACAAACAGTATTGTTGTAAACGGAGACGATGGCGATGCGATTACGGCAGTTGTCCCATACTACAAGAACAGGCTGATTGTATTCAAGAAACGCAGGGTATTCCAAGTTGACATTCCAAATGATGCTACTTCTGGAGCAGATTGGATCGTTTCAATCATTTCAAACAATACTGGATGCGTTGCAACCGGAACAGCAGTCCAAGTGAGCAGCGATATTTTGTTCCTGTCAGATAACGGAATCAGATCCCTTGTTCGATCTGTTGCTGACGATTTTAGTTCTGTTGGCATACCTATTTCCGAGGTTGTTAAGGATGTAATTCAGAGCATCAATACTGATTCTATTCGTGTGGCTACTGCAATCTACTACGACAACCGCTATTTCCTTGCCATACCTACCGGCTCAAACGATTACAATGATACACTTTTGGTTTATAATACTGCGCTAGGCGCATTTGAAGGAACCTGGAGTCCGCAGGTAATGCAGTTTACGCTTACCAACTTTAATCAAGAAGGTTCCAGGGCGATGTTCAAGAAGACAAATGGCATCATTGAGAAATATGCTGGTTATAAATCTCCTGCTGGAACAACTTCCGAAGACTATAAGGACTCTGGTTCTGATTATCAATCTTATGTAAGAACCAAAGACTTTAATTTTGGAGATCCATTTTCTCTAAAATATGGTAGCCACTTCGAGGTTATTTTTGATAACTCGTATTCAACAGATACAACTATTTCAATTCAGAGGGATATTGATGTTGGCGATATTGATGTTCAGTCAAACATAAATATTTCAAGCTCCGTGCTTACA